TGTCATCTGTACCATCAGTATGATTAGATGCGTGTGTCTTAGGAGGCTGGTCATCAGCTAGTTCTCCTGAAAGTCCAGCCACTGATACCTCATCACCGCCACCGTTCTCGTGAGACGAGGCATGAGCACCAGGCACTACTGAAGTCAGCGCTGTAATTATCTGTCCATCAGTATCCATCACAGTAAACTTCTGACCGTCAAATACCAGAGCATATCCAGCATCAAGACTTAGGTCTACAGGTATAAGCCTTCTAGCAGTCCCACCACTAGGAAGCAGATACAGGTTGACTGTTATAGCTGAAGAGTCAGTGTTCACAAGAGTCATAGCTATGATTGCTACAGCTGCACTAGCAGTATAAATATCTCCAGTGCTATCAGCTAGTTGTCCATCTGCCAGCTGAGTGACAGTACTTCCAACTAGGCCATGCAGCGTATAGTCCACTTTAGCTCCAGTCGAGCCATCGCCTTGTATCTTATCTCCATTGTCTAAAGCTATCATGGTTAGCCTCCTGTAATGAAGCCAAACTTAATCATCTCAGCAACAACATCGCTGTCCACCTTAGCAAGTGTCACTGCATTAGCAGCTAGCTGGTCAGTGTCAACTGCACTGTCTCCTATCTTACTATTATCTACAGCGTCGTCCTCTATCTTGACGGTAGTGATAGAACTATCAATAATATGCAGAGTGGTAATCGAGTCAGCAGGAATATATCTACTACGCCTTTCCAAATCGTGAAAGTTCCTGCGGTCAATTACTTCACTTTGTGGTCTTCCAGTTTTATCTTTCACAGCACTACCTAAATAGGTCTAAGAACCTTTCCAGCAGGCCCTTCTTAGGCTTCTCCTTCGACATAGGCTCATACAAGCCTTCCTCGCCAAAAAGCTTCTCACCAAGCTCTTTCACTCCAGGAGTAGCCTCCTCCCAGGCCCTCTGACCAAGACCTCTCTTATTCAGTTCGTCCATCAGCTCCTTCATCTGTATCATCCTAGGGTCATTTCTAGTCATAATATCGCTGGATGGCCAGTACTCAATAGGCTTACCCTCGTGTGTCCAGATGCTCAGAGGCATGTCCTTAACAACCTCCTGCTCGCTGACAATTCTTTTAACAACGCTCTTGATGTGGGGCTCAGTCTTCTCTGGAACAGTGACTTTCTGAACTGGAGCTGGAGCCTCCTCCTCAGGAGCTTCTGGTATTGCCATCTCCACCTTAATAACTTCTGGAGTCAGAGTGACTCCGCCAAGAGTTAGCTCCATCTTGTATAAGCCTGGCCTGTATGTGTGTCTGATACCGCCAACTCTAGCAGTAGCTGTGACCGACTCTATGCCCTCCTCTTCAAGTAGCAGGTTTCCAAATGTTCCAGCAGGATTATTAGTAGCCCCCTCAGTATCATTGGTATCTACCAGATATATATAAGCACAGTCGTCAGACACACATGTAACAGATAGCGTATCATGGAGATTAGTTCTGCCCGAGTCAGTATATAGGTCTACCTGAAGAGTAGTTGTACTGCGGGTCACAGTTACGTAGTACATAGTGTTCAGGTCAATATTGCATGAGTCCTGAGTCTCCCCTTGTAGATATACCTTGCCATCCCAGGACTCAGCCAGCGGATGCCCCAGCCAGCCTATATAATCATTGAGGTCAAGAGCGGCTGCCCACCAGTGATGCTCCTCAAGAGCGTACTCGCCGCTGTAGCCAGTAATCTTAAATTCAAACTGATGGACAAAGTTACTCTGAACCTCAGCCAGCTCTTTTATCAAGTAGGACCTAGCATTGTCCTGTACTGAGGTCAGCGTGAGGAGAGATGCAGTAACGGCTATGCGGTTCTGCTCATCATACTCGTCATATTCCGTGAAGTCCTCAGCCATTAAACTCTCCCATAGTCAACTTCCACGAAGTCATAGAGCTCATGCATACAGTTATGAGGTATGACTAGCCTGCCCTTAAGCTGCTCAGCCTTGATACGTGTAAGTACAGCATCCGCTCTATTCTGAGCATCGTCATCATCGTCAATCTCAGGAGCAAGCACAATCGTAGGAACAGTTCCATAAGCATCCTGAGAGTCAGTATCATCAGATGTCTTACTTATAATATTAGTCCACAGAAGGTCAGTGCCTGCATTAGCAAATAGCAGTACCTGATTAGGCACAGGGAGCACCAGCCCTCCAGACCACTCATAAAACTGAGTAATGCCATACTCAGCATCAAGGTCGTCATCATCTTGAGGATAACGCACCTCAAACTGAAGAGTAGGCTTAGGACGCAGGAAGCACTTAGTCATCTTAAGTAGGGTGTAGACCATAGCAGCAGCGTCATCAAAGTCTACAGTGTTTACTATAAACACTGGCTCATAGGTATCAATAATGCTATCATCCTGGTCTCCAAGAGCCTGCAAGCTCATGGCTGGGTCTATCTCAGCAAGCACAATTCCGATTACGTCATATACTGTTCCAGTCACTCCCTCTGAAGAGCCAGCAGTGTAGTATGGAGGGTCTCCGAGTCTCATGAGAGTTTCCCTTAGCTTAGACCACATGCCTTCAAGACCAAGAATAATCACATACTTGCCGCCTATAGACACCTGCTGATGGGACTTCACCCACAGACGTGGGGTAGCAGAATATTCGTTGCCTCCGCCAGTAACATCGCCATAGCCGATTTCAGTCCAGTAGCCTCTTAAATCATCAGGGAGGTTACCATCGTAGTTGGCAAGCATTATGGTAGCATAATCGTTGTAGGGCTCCTCGAAGTGGTCAATGAGAAGTATCCTATTGCCATAGGCGGAACTGTCAGTTGAGAGGTCATAAGTGGTCAGACCATCGTAACTGGTGAAGACCATATGAAAGTAAGGAGTTCTGTTATTTGAAGCCTGAGCAGCTTCCAGAGTTTCAGATACTGACTTCATTGGCAGACCTCCTATGAGCTAGTTTATTCCCCTCACATAGAAGGTCCTCTCAGCAGTGGTCTGAGCTGCACTCAGAACAAGCGTAACGAACCGAGCGCAGATGTCCTTAAAGACGTTCATGGCTGCTGTAGTCTTTGCAGTGGTGGTATTGGCAAAGTCACCAGTCTCATCTGCATCAAAAGTGTAAGCCTGAACCGCAGTGCCACCAGTGGCTCGGCTGGGCTTTACAGTAAGAGTGGCACTATCGAGAGCTGGGCTGTATACCTGAACATCCCTGAACTCGCCACCAAGGTCTGTCTCAGATGAGCTGGTGCCGTCCTTTGCTATGGTTACTGTCTTCCAAGCTCCAAACATCTTGTCCTCCTTAGTCAGCCTTTGGAATAGGCTTACCCCACTGCTTCTCAGCCATACCATAGGCCTGGCCAGCAGCAGCCTTAGGGTCTTTGTTTTCGTTATCTATCAAATATCTGATAGTATCAGCTATCAGTTCACGAACCGTAACTAGGGGAGTTTCCTCTGTTATACGCTCTACTGGAAGCGGCATGATAACCTCCTTATGCTGGTTCAAAGTTTGTCAGTATTCCATTAGTAAATGTAAGAGTACCAACTCCAGGTATGAGCCTAGAGCCAGATATTCCAGCGGCTCCTCCTACTTTGATATATCCAGTGAAGTCCACATCCCCTAGAGACTCATGGGGATGGTCTGACACATCTATAATCTTAGTCCAACCACTGCCACTCCGTCTATAGAGACAGTGGTCAGAAGTGTTAAGCCACTCCATCCCGTCTCTGAGCCATCCAGGAGGAGCATCCACTGCTGGGTCTGTATCTGATATTAGCAGTGTTTGAAAAGCTCCAACCCAACTATCCATACCTGCCATTTCTGTATCCTTGACAGACTACTTCAAGAGGTAGGAGGAGCAGCTAACGGTTGACTGTCACTCTCCTCCCACCGATTTGACTTAGCCTGCATCTACTGGTCAAGCTGCAGCATGACGAAGTTGTCGCCGTATTCGGAAGCAGTTCTGGACAGGATATACCCTATTCTCTGGTAGTGAATGTAGGTAGCGCTTCCAGCTGCACCAATTACTGAGCCGTCAGTATTGCAGAATGCGTCTCGACCATACTGAGTTTTGCCCAGTGAGTAGTCGTTGCCGAATGTAAGACCAGATGTTCTCCCAGCAGTCTTTAGCCAGAAGAAGTAGCCACTGGTGACTGATAGCGGAGCCTGGCCGATTGCAGAAGCATATCCTCCGCCATCAGCGAAGTTCCTGACGTTGCCATACTCGTTCAGGTAGATAGTACAACCGTATCCAATCCCTGAGACGCCAGTTACAGCACACTTCAGACCTGGAGGCGCTATATAGATAGTAGTATAGGTGCTATTGGTAGCATCGTTACCAATTATTCTGTGCTGCTCGTAACAGGAGTCTGTGTCGTTGTAGACTACCAGATAGGCACCTTCGTACAGGTTCTTGGTTGCAGCGGTATCAGTAATCTTAAGGGCAGTAGCACCAGCCGCTGCATCAGCGTAGAGAGCTTCCTCGTAGCCATAGCCAGACGAGTTGCCACCACTTCCTGGACAGATGGTGTAGTTGCATTTCAAAAAGCCCACTGCAGCCATAGCCGCCCCAGCCTTAGAGTAGCGCCACAGGCCATTCTCCTTATGGAGCTGTGCTCCGAGTGGATATCTCTGAGTGACGCTTTGAGTAACCAGGTCAGCTTCACTCGGCACCTCGATGTTGTTAAGGCTATCCAGCACCCACTCTGGGAGCAGCACGAAGCCTCCATTGTTGATAACAGAGCTTCTTGATTTCACGACTTCTTGTTCAACGCTCATTGTATTTCCTCCTTCTTTGTTTCGTTAGATTAGACTGTCACCGCTGTATCAGCGATGTCGAAGATGCGACCCAGGCCAAAGGTGCTGGGCAGAATAAGTCCGCAATAGCTGACCATTCTGAGACCGCCAGCATCATAGTCTTCCAGCTCTGGGAAGCGAACGAGTTTGTACAGGTCTCCCTGACCTTCGGTGTTACCGTAGATGAAAGTCAGGCCAGGATTGCCGCCATCGAGAGCTCCAGAGCCCTTCTTGACGAAGAACATGGAGTACCTGGCAGTAGTGCTATAGAGAGCACGAGCGTTAGAAGTAGCACCAGTTCCCGTACCACTTTCCTCCGCTACCAGATAGTCGGTCCTGACTAGCGGAGTACCGTTCCAGAACAGAATTCTCTTGCCCAGCTCATTGAAGCCAAGGGACAAGAAAGCCAGAGCGCCAGCAGTATCATATGCCAGACCAGCAAACCCCTTCTCCTGGTAAGCAGCATCTAGCCACCTGAGTATCTCGAACGGAGACCAGATTTCGTCAATACCGAGTTTCATAGCATCTTCCATAACACGGAGATAATGCAGGCTCAGCCCAACGTCTTCCTGGTCGATGTTCTTAGCATCATTGGTAGTCGCTGATGTAGTATAGGGAGTACCGTGCTCAGCAGCGAGAGCATGGCAGCCGTCAAACTGCTTAGAGCTGGTATAGGTAGTATCGGCATAGATAAGGCGAGCGCCGATTTTTCGCTTCAGCCCCTTCTCGCACTCGAGCATGACACGAGCCTCATAGTTGTTGTAGGTTCCGTAGATGCCTTTGACAAAGTGGTCGAGCTTCCTCTGGATATATACAGTTTTCAGGGTTGTCTCTTTCTCTTCGTACTCGACATCGTCAGACCAGGCTAGCTGCTCGCCGACTGTTATATCAGTTACAGCATCCTCGGTAGTAGTCTTCTCACGGAGCCACTCAATCTTCAAGCCAGTGCCAGCGCCCTGTGCTACAGGGAGCCTCTCGACAGGATTGTTGAGTTTGATGTCTTCTTCATAGACACCTGGGATTTTCATTGACTGGGTCAGTTTCTGAGCCTCAGCCAAAGTTTTCCAATGTCCGCCACTATCGGCCATCGTGAGTTCCTCCTTTTATGTTTATTCTTTTACAGGTTCTCTTACACCTCTGATACCAGTCTGAGCTAGAACCGCCTTAGCCCTATCCATATCAGACATAGGCCCAGCGCTTCCACCAGCACCGCCACCAGAAGCATAAGGTCCAGGCCCCTTGCTAGCAGAGCCAGCAACAGCCTTCAATGCCTCCTCCAAAGCATCGAGCTGCTCTGAAGTCTTGTCCTTCAGCTGCTCGTCTGTTACCTGGGGGTACTGAAGTCTAATCTTTTCTTTCCGCAACTCCAGTACCTTAGTAGTTGAGCTTTGAACAGCCTCATTAGCCTTATCCAGAGCCTCCTTCTGCTTCGCCGCCTCTGCAGCAGAGACAGCAGACGCACCACTTGCGTCCTCAAGTTCTTTGACTCTTGCGTTCGCAGCAGCCAGCTGAGTCTGCATGTCGGACAGCTCCAACTTAGTCCTATCAATGGCTTCATTATGAGCTGTCTGGGCTTTCTCGATGGCGGCTTCTGAACTCTTCTTAGCAGCGATAAGGTCAGACTCATGCACAACCTTCTTACCGTCTACCATCATAACCCCATCCTTGACTTCAAACTTGGGGCTAGCTGGCGGAGTGGTAGGAGGAATAGCAGGAGGCTGGTTATCATTCTGCTGAGAAGCACCTTCTCCAGGTTCAGACATCATCGCACCTCCATTATTGGATACTTATAGTATAACACACACAGGGTCGGTTGTCAAGTATATTTAATTTGACAGCGTATTATTTTTTATACCTAGCCTGCCATACTGTTATCAATGTATTTATCTTCGAGCTCAGCATATCTTTCCTTAGACTTGGCAGACAGCAAGGTATCGGTAATACCGAAGAAGTAGCACCAAGCATCAAGCTCAGGGTCAATCATTCTCATACGCTGACGAGCCTCACGAACCTTTGAGGCAAACCCAGATATTAGCTTCTCTCCATCAGGACCTATAATGTCTTGAAGCTCATCACGCTCAGCTCCACGTGCTACCTCAAAGCGCTCAATCTGCTGACGCTGCTCATCATTATACTGCTCGAGAACAAGATTTCTGACAAGCCGATAAGGCCTCAAGTACTCCATGCTTACAGACCAGTATAGCTTCTCCATAGCGTTCCAGTCAAACTGAATTCTGTCCAGAAATCGCTGCTTAAACTCACCTTCGAGGGTCTCAATGAGAGCCTGTATCTTGGCATAGTAGGCTTCAAAGTTCCACTCGTCAGTCTGACTATCCCAATCGAACTTCAGCTCAGGCTTGATGTCATAGTACATATACATCAGTTCTTGGTCAGGAGAGTATGTAGGAGCAGGGAGTCCTCGCTCCTCATATCTAGCGGCTCGCTCATCAAGAGTCTTAGGGACATCAGGATAGACACGCTTGCCAAGCTCGGTAACAGCTGCAGATGCCTGAGTCATTAGAGTCCCACGTTGAGACCTCCACTGGTCAGGACCTATCTCACCAGACATCCAGAGACGAGTTATCTCGTTTACAGACCTTGCCACTAGGTTGCCTTGCTCATCGTAAACTCCATTCTTGCGGTAGTCCTGATATACGTCTGATACTTTCTCATAGTATTCTCTGATACGAATATCCTCTTGCTGCCACTGAGAAGGATATAGTGGAGTAGTCACACCTTGCCAGCGCTTGTACATCTCAGAGTTATATAGTACCTTTTGCTGAAGAGCATCAAGCTTGTAGTAGTCTGAGAGGCGCTTGCCAGTAACAGGATAGCGATTGTTGATAGTATCCTGAACTTCCACAGGCACCCCAGTCATGTCAGCTATCAGCTCTTTATTCTTATTGATGAAGTCCTGATATTCCTCAGGCCTAATACGGAAGACTCCAGTCTGTTCCATCAGAACACCTTTCCAGCCTACAGCCTTAGCTTCCGCCTGCCTCCACAGCTTCTCCTCTTCCTCAGTAAGCTTTTCTCCTGTGTGCTTCTTGCGCCAGATAGCATCAGCATCATAGCCCATCTCACCGAGGGTAAGCATTGTCAAGTATTCCCTGAACCTATCAGGAACATAATGGTCTATAACTGCACCAGCTTTGTCTGGAGATATCGCCCTAGCAGCATCAAGTACAGTCTTTGACCAGGCTGGCATAACCTCACTCCACTCAGGCTTACCAGTTATCGCACCAGTCGCCACAATAGGTAGCATGATGTGAGCACCAGGATAGAAGCCCATACGGCTAAGGAAGTCTATCATCTCCATTCCTGGGAACTGGTCATAGTATTCAGGGTAGTCTCTCAGGTATAGCCGTCTGAAGCCACCCATAAAGACAGTACCACGCAGAGGATTGAACTGCAGGTCAGTTCCAGGAATAGGAATGTAGCCCTGCTCTGAGTATTCGTAGTAACGACCAATGGCAGTTCCAACTCCAGGTGTGCGGAGCATGGCACGAGGTAGCCAGAACCACCGCTGCCACTCGTAAGTCCAGAAGGGATAAATCATTCTCATAAGAGCATCTACCATGTTGCGGTTCTCATAGTCAGTGAAGTCCATCTCGTACTGAGTACGAGCTCGCTTCATAGCATCCTCACGGATGCTAGTCCATTCAGCAGACACGGATGGCTTAATCTCACCCCTCCATAGACTATCATCAAGAAGTACAATCCAGCCATCTGGGTCTCCTGGCCTCCCAACTCTAACCGCATCGTATCCTTGGTCCTGAAGTATCTCAGATATGTTAGCCCCAGCCACCTCGACATCCCAGTTAGTGTCAGATAAGTTAGCAATCTCTGCAGCCCTCTTATTAGCTTTTAGCCACACTGAGTCTGTCTCCTGAACTGGCTCGAGCAGTGGAGACGCATCCTGAGCCATCAAGTAAGTTTCATCATGACCTATCTCAAGCACCTTTTTAGGCCTAGAATAAGTAACATCCCTAGTAGTAAGACCCTTTCCTGCCCTAGAGAACCTTTCAGCCATCTCCTTGGTGTTTGCAAGGTACAGACCAGTGCCCTCAGTAGCCTCACTGCCAGTAGTTGCATACACAGCCTTACCCTTAGGTATACCACCTCTATACCCGATAGCAGGTCCGTACATTGGCAGACTCTCAACACCTTCTGCCACCTGATTGACATACTGCTTGAACTTAACATAATCGCTCTCAGGTATAGCCTTCAGCCCATACTGCCGAGTGAGCTCTTGCTCTACATCATCAAGCTGCATCATAGCTGGAGCAAGAGCTTCCTTGTTAGCAAATGCTGGGTCTATACCTACGTTAGCAAACATCTGGTCATAGACATCGCCTATGGCCTCACGGCTGAAGCCTATCTCCTCAGGCGTCTTGCCAACCTTAGTAGCTGCCTTGTTTGCTCTCCTATACACCCAGGTAGTAAAGCGGTTCTTACTTCGGATGGTAGTCATAGCTCCAACCTTAGTCAGAGCCTTATACATATCATCTCCAGCAACTCCCATCATATAGGCTACATGAGCAGGAGCAAGCTTGTCCACTACCTGAGGAACAACGGCTGGCTCGGTTATGTCAACTCCAAGAGAGTTCATCATACCAAGCTTAAGGTCTTCCACATTGTTGAAGAGGGTTTCCTCCTTTGCCCAGTAAGGTTCCCAGGCCTCAGTTGAGCGCTTCTGCTGTAGCCAGTCCCAGAACTCCTTGTTGCGCTTCCTTCGAGGAGTCTGACTGACTGCATCGTTTATAATCTTGCGGTCAAGGTCTCTAGCGGCTACAGCATTGGCATGGCGAAGTTTGATAGCGTCAGTCAAAGAATGCAGCCGCTGAGTTTGGTCGGCAGTGAGAGTAATGCCTGGCTTAGGCTTCATAACAGACTTCTCATACAGGGTATAGCCAGCCTCGCTCCTAGTGCTAGTGTAGTTGCCCGCCTTATAGAGCTTTTGATGTTCTGGCTTGGCAACGATACTAATTTTATTATAGCCTTTTATGACCGCAAGGTCATTAGCTAAAACATCTATATCCCTTAGAAACTGCCTGTCTAGAATTCCTGGCTTGTCAACCCCCAAAATATCTATAACTAGAGAATTGAGCTTCTTAGACTCATGAGTGCCTAGTCCACCAACCCTTATCCCGTCAAGGATAATATCATACTCTCCAGGAGCACCGCCTTTAGTTGGAGCCAGCTTAATATCCATAGTAAGGTCATCCAGTAGTGTCCTTGGCCTACTGACATTTCTAGCTATTCCATCCAGCATAGTGTCAACGGCATCTTTGCTCTTGCCAAGGAAACCTGCTAGCGTCTCAGACGCAGCTCGGTGGAAGTCGTCAATCTCCTGACCAGTAAGGGAAGCTGCCCGAGACTGAGTAATGCTCCTGACTTCTCCAATACGCTCGGATATGCCATCTACTATATCAGATATAAAGCCGATGTTTCTAAGCATCTCATCAGAAGTAGCAGGAGCAAAGTCCTTAAGGTCTGCTACCAGCCTATCAAGAGCAGCTCCTTCGTTCTGTAGACTGACAATATTAAACTCACGAACAGAGTCCTTGATAGCGTTCATAGTCCCATTGATGTCTTTCCAGATGCTACCGTCAAGTATCTTGTCACGAATAGCCTGCTTCTGGGGATTATAGATATCAGTACACTTGTCAAGAGTCTTATTCACTTCCCTAAGCGCTTTCCTCCGCTCTAACTCAGGAAGAGGTATATCATGCTTCCTTACCATGTCAGGGCCTACAGTTGCATCCTGCTGAAGCACTCTGACAAAGTCATTCTTGTCGCCCTTGCTAATAGACTTAATATCATCAAGGATAGGCTGGGCTCTGTCAAAGACTCTAGCTATCTCATCTATCTGGTCTGGAGCTATTTCCTGCAAGAACTGCTTGTACTTGGTCAGAAGGTAGTATGCCCTCTGCTTAGTACCAAAATCAGCAAACATATCGTTGTACTGCTGGAGCGAGCGGATAGGATACTTCTTACCTCCAATGTCAATGCTCACACCGAAGGGAAGGTCCTTAGTAATACCAGGTATCTTGCCCTTGTTGAAGACCAGAGTCTTGTTAGTCTTAGGGTCGATGACTGCTATCTCTAGCCTGCCCATCTCACGCTGAGCAACAACCATCTCATATGGCAAGTTGGTCAAGCCCTCTCCGATACGGACTAGCTCGTCGACTGGACTTGCAGCCCTAGGATATAGCATCTCACCTCCGCCAAGGAAGCTCCTCATGGCACTCTCAATCACATTGAAAGGACCATAGTTGGTGAACAGCAGATACTGATTAGCCATAGGAGCAGTGAACATTCTGTCAATCTTAGCAAGGAAGCTGTTTCTGGTGAGAGAGTCAATAGCTCTTCCAGCTCGGTTGAAGAAGCCTGTAGATTTACCCATCTTCAGCGCATACTTATACACAGGACTGAGAGCTTTTCTTACCTGCATATCTTCAACATGACGCAGCAGGCCTTCAAGAACATCCCTAGCACTATCGCCTTTGATTATATCTAGTGACGCCTTAGCTAGCTTCTCTCCCTCCCTGCTGAGCGTGTTAGTCAGCTTGTTGACATTCTTGGCTGTTGTATCTACCCCAATAGCTAATAGAATATTGGAAGCTGCCTCCTTTGAGGTAAGTGTCTTCCTATAGAACATATCGAAGAAGTTGTTCACATCATGCACCATCTGCTGAGTAACCTGAGCCCCCTCACCACCAGCTAGTTGAGCCCACTCCTTAATGGTAGCCTCCTCAAAGAAGTCATACTCAGTGAGATACTTCCCAACTCTGACCGCTAGGTCTCCAGTCTCAAAAGGCCTCTCGGCAGCTTGCTTAATAGCACTCTCAAAAGCCTCACGAACTTCAGGAATAGTGACACCTACAAGGTCCTTCCCAGTAAACCTCCTTAGATATGCTCTAGTATCCATAAATGCCTGGCGAGCATACGATATAGCTCGCTGGGTTGGAGTCTTAGGTATAGCCCTAATAGCTCTCCGAAGTCCTCTGAAAGGAACATCCCAGAGCTCAAGCCATCCTCGCTCGATAGCTCCAACAAACCTACTCAGATAAGGCCCATGACATGCAGCATCTATCACTCTCCCAGGGGTAGCTAAAAACTCAGACACCTTACCAATCTTGGTAGTAGCCTTAGCAGCTACTGTAGATGCTCTAGTAGCCCCAAGTCTTGACGCCTCAAGTGACTTACCAAGGAGTCTAAGCAGAACCTTATCTCCTGTGATTGCTACCTTAGACGCAATCCCAAACCCAAGATAAGATGTAGGGTCGAGGGCATTCTCAGCGAACATCTTATATGCCAAGTTGACATCCCAGGTTTGAAAGGCCAAGCTATAAGCCTCCCAGGCTCCAACGCCTTGGCTTCGATACTCTTCATATATTCTCTCAAGCTCAGCGGCAGAAGAGTCCTTATCAATTCTAGGAAAGGCAAGGATGGCAGCTGCTGCGAGCGGCCTAGATAAGGCATTGAAATACTTATCTAACAGCTCAAACGTAGCCATAGCAGGCTGGGTGAATAGCATCTTGGTAAACTCAGCAGGAGTAAGCTCAGGAGCCTCTACATCAAGAATACCAGCCCTGATAAGATTGAGGTAAGCGGCCTGAGCCTGCCAGTCCCTCTTGAGCTCCTCAGCGACAGTATGGATGCTATCTATATCCGCTTGAGTTTCCTCATCAAAGCCAAGGTCTGAGACAATAGTCCTAACATCCTCAGCACTCATCCCTTCGGGGAGTTCTACAGTTATAGGTCTGATAGTTTTAACGAGCTCATCTACAGTGAGATTGTGGACACTCTTAAGCTCTAGCTTCGGCTCTGACAAGATTGTGTCAAGTACCTTAGCCCTAATATCCTCCATGCTCCCAGCGTAACCTTCAGGAAGAGACCTAGTAGCCAGATACTGAAGATTGCTGAACGCTTCCTGTAGCCATGCCTTATCACCCTCAAGCAGAAACTCCTCAGGAGAGCGCCCCGCTGGGGTGGAGCTCCAGACATACACATCCTCAACAGTCTGAACTCCAGAGTCAGGGTCTGCAAGAATTATTGGAAGGGAAGTAATCATCTGTTGTCGCCAGCTCATCCTAGCGAATTCTTGAGTAGCAGCATCAAGCTCGGCCTGAGCGTCTTTCCACTGCCTGTCAAAGTCCTCCTTAGACAAGATGTGAATATTAGCGAATGGAAGAGGAATAGAAATGCCACCCTTCTGAGACTGCCAGAACATGCGAGTACTTACTCTACTTGGAGGGAGCTCTGATAGCTTACGTCTTGCCTCAGTAAGACGAGCCTCTGCCCTAGCATATAGCTCACCAAACGCCTTATACTGACGCTGGTAGCCTGGATAGTATTCAACAGGCTCAGGAGGAGTTGGAGTAACAACTTTTTCCTCTTCAGGCTTCTCTTCTTCCTTCTTTTCTTCTTCATCAATACCATTAGGCATAGTCATATCTCCTTATGCGATAGCCTCTGGGGGAATAGCTCTAGAGGCAGCAGCCCTCTCAGATAACTGTCGCTGTGCAGAAGCTGCTTGAAGCTCGGCCATAGCTGCCTGCTCAGCAGCATCATACAGCTCGGCAGTAGCATCATCATTGTTCTTTCTAAGGAACGCCGACTGCTCACGATAATACGCAATCAAGGCTATTAGAGCATTAGTAGGATGTGCTTCAGCCATTGCCTTTCTAATACGGGCCTTCTCAAGCATCGGGTTCTTGATATCTGCAAACAGCTTGTGCAGGACGTAATCATAGCTCAGAGAGAATTGAGGGTCTAACATACGTGCAACTGTGGCCTTCTGAACCATCTCTCCAGGAATTTCCACACTGTACTCAGCAGTGACCCTCATTTCCTTATTCAATCCCTTTGGAACCTTCCACCCGTAGGGAGATATTCCACGTTCTCGGGCATCATCTATGAGGTCATTGTCTATATCACTCATCAGGTCAATGAGAGCCTGATGAAAAGGCTTGATGATTTGGTTAGCAGACGCAGCAATCTGGCTCATCACATAGGCCGACACCTGGCCAGAAACACTACCATGCATAGCCCACGAGACTCCACCTCTCTGCATCATAGCTTCGAGGTCAAGCTGGGTACTCCTCAGCTCAAGAGGTATAGGAACTCCACCAATGAACTCAACAGAGTCATCAGGACCGCCCCTGAATATAGAGCCACGTCTGAACAGGTCCTCAGGCTTAACGATTGGCCTTCCACTTCTGCTCCGCTCAAACACAGCAGGCTGAGCTGTGTCACGCATGAGCTGAAGAGTGAAGGTCCACCACCTATTCCAGGTTCGATATATGTTCTCATTGGTAGCAACCACACTCTGGCCAATTTCTTCCTTCCAGCGGTCTCCTTTGGCCTGAGAACCAGCGTTGTAACTCTGCGTGTCCAGTTCTAAGTTTTGTGATAGAGCCCCAGTGTCAGGCAGTCCACCTACAGGCGACACATAGATTGGAATACGCTTAAAGCGGGTTGGAGCAAACTTGACAAGACCGTCAGTACTGTCACCAATGACCACAGCGTTCCACACCTGATTATAGTCTGGCTCAATCCACCAGTAGTCATATATAGTGACATCCTTCTTGCCTCGAAGGTCTACAGTAGTCCACCCGTTCCTTTTTATCATCTGAGTAGCAGCATCGGCTGACATGCTGTATATATGAGCAACCTCTGATAGCCCAAGGTCAAAGTTGTCCCACATTGGATAAGTCTCGGCAGGACTCCAGACATCAATGAGTGAGTACGAGCCATCGTCACTGTTGATAGCAAATACTGCATACCATCCAGTGGCAAGAAGCGTCCCGATAAGAGCTCTGCTTAGACTTTGGCGAGGCCCAGTTCTACGAAACCGTATCTGGTTATCAGACCACACGGTATTGAGGAAAGTAGATACAGACTCATTGACGCCAGCCAGCTCAGGAGACCCAAGCTCATAGGATGATAGTCGATGAGGAACTTCGGCGTCTAGCAGATGTAGAATAAGATTATACATGCTCCTAGGGTCATTGCCTACAAATGACTCCATCTTCTCAGTCCTGAGCTCATCAATCATCTGGATGAGCCTATACCACTTCCTCATCTTATCGTTGCGAGGCCGCCAGTATGTTCTCAGCTCCTTACAACGAGATGATACCTTCTGAGCATCACGTTCAATCATATTTAGACCCCCTTACCCCAGTTCTCATCCCAGCCTCCGCCTTCGCCAGAGCTCCCGCCATACCCACGCTGGACAGACTGGGCATTACGGCAAACTATACCAAGAGCACCAGCATCGTGGTGGTCATCAGCACCAACAACTATAATGCCACTTTTCATAGAGCTGTCTCTACGAATGTTTCTGCACTGAGACCAGAAACGCTGGTCCTGGCAGTCAATATGCTCAAGGTGCCTGTTTACTTCAGTTATCATGTATGGCTTAGTACTGGTATTAGTTTCCCAGCCTATAGCCCGAGTAATCTTACCACTTCTGACATCCTCCCTCCAGTAGAGGTCTGAATAATCCTTAACATGGCCTACGATGTCGAGATTGCTCTCAGGACATAGTACTGCATCATTATAATAGTGGCCAACCATCTTGCAGAAGTCAGCCATTTCGTCAGACTCGTAGAAGCCAGCTAGAGTTGCACAGTGCATCATAATCGGAGGATGCTCATTACCTTCTTTATCACGGTAGCCGTCCTCAAAGTGCCATACATGGGCAACAGACTCAGACTGCTTGCCCTTGCCTGGGTCTATAGGAACCACATACTGAAGCCCATCTTCCCTGTCATGCCAGATTTCAAGGGTTGCTGAGAGACCAGTTTTCTCATTCACCATGTTCTTACGAACTGGAGCTGGCCTACAATTCCTTATCTTATCATTTATAATGTCTCCGCTATAGGCTTGGTCTCCAGCAGTGATGAAACATGACTCATCATCAGATGGATACTCCTGCTCGAATATCAGAACAGTCTCACCGCTGCGTCTCATAGATGCATTCTCAGCCCTATTGTACCGCCTCCAGCGAAGTTTTGCCATAATAAGCTTGTCGTCGAAGTTGAACATAGACTTCATCAGAGTAGCAAGCTTTTCCTCGTCAGCGTCTATATTAGGTAGTGGGTCTTGGTCATCTCCAGGCATACAGAAGTAGTCACCAGGCCACATCACATACTCAGGATGCATGAACCAAGGGTAGAAGTGAGGCTTATACACAGACTTGGCTACAGAAGTGCCTTCGATAGCTGCCTTATACATCTCATGGAAAGGATTGTCCTCACCGTTAGCAGTCGAACCTACCCTAATCTTAGTTCCGACCACCAGCGGAACTCTCTTCACAGCAGATGCAAAGACTGCCTCATGAGTCCCAATAGGCCAGAACGCATACTCATCAAGTAGAAGATTGTGAATTGCCTCACCACGACCAATAGTATAGCTGCGAGCCGAGAAAATGTACATGGTAGAATAGAAATTAGTATCCTTGTCTACCCAGCTCAGTTCCTCAGCCGCCTTATGGTCAAGCTTTGGAATAGTTGGAATTATTCGCTCAAGTGCCTGATGAAACCGCTTCGCCTTCAGGACCTGTCGCTTAGCTGAGAACTCATCATAGCTGATAATCACTGAGACAGTCCCATTGAGAAAGATGTTATCTAGGTAGAAGTCTCCAACTACCAGCGAAGTAAACCCGACCTGCGAAGGCTTAACATAGATGTCCCTGTACTCTGAAGTATCAACTACATCCTCTTGGATAGGATTGAGCCTCATAGGCACAAGTTGCCTCTCCTTGTTCTCAATCTGCAGAAGCGAGCTTATGGTAGTCTTGCGGTCTGAGAGCAAGCGCCTCATAGCCTCATCGAATGAAATGTTGGCAACTGCCATTTACTTCTTCCTTTTACGAAGTTTGCTAAGTGTGATTGCCAGCCTAGACTGACGACCAGTAGTTCCCCCCTCCTGCCTGTGCCTTCTTGCAAAGGCCATGACGCTCTGCCCAGCAGCCCTAGCTTTCTTAGTTAGAGCTCCAGGACGCTTGATGGCACTCTGTATCCAGTTCCTCCCCTGCTTGCCAGCCTTACGACTGCTTGCCCTTCTTGTCCTTGCCATCCTAGCCGCCTCCAAATCTAGCCATAATCGCAGACACTACGCCTGCAACAATAGCTGAAATTACCGAAGGAACTCCTACCTGCTGCTTCTTAGACGGATGAGTTATGCTGTCGCACTTTTTTTCTATCTCACCCATTCTAACATGCTGCTCATAGGCCTTATCAAGAAGGTAGTCTAATTTATCATCCGCTGGCATCTTCTTGACACGTTCCTTGTACTCCAGCTCAGCATTGAGTTCTCTGCCGTCTGGCATGACTACCTCCTTCTGAGAGGTCTTACTCTGCCAGGACTGCGAGGCTCTCGTGTCCTCACTCTGGCAAGATGAGCTCTGGCCACATTACGTCTGGAGGCAGCCTGTTGCTTCGTTGTGCGAGGTTTGCCAGAGCGAGTCCTAGCTGCAGTCCTGTTTGCCATCCACTGACCTCTGCAAAGTTATGCTGTCTGTCCTTGATACCTTTACAATGTCTGGATTGCTTGCTACCCACTTAGCGAAGTTGTCTCCGCTCTCACTCCCCAGTACAAGAGCCTCAAGAAAGCCGAGCTGCTGCGGAGTATACTGAGAGCGCATCTTTCCTAGGTATGCATAATCGGCAGGAGTCATATCGACTGCCTTATTGTTGTCGTCCAGCTCTAGCCCAAGGCTCCGCCTTAGTACTCGATAGTCCTTCTCCAGTACCAGACGAAAGTTCCTATAGAACTCAATGGAAAGATAGTCCTTAGATACCTGTTTCCTGAAGCTTGGAATGTTCTTGCAGAGCTCTGCAAATTCATGGTCTTTCTTGGCCTCAGACAACCACTGCTTGCTACGGCCAATTTGCTGTAGCGCTTCTCTCACAGAGAAGCCTGTTACACGATAGCCTAGATACATGGCCTTAGGATTGTCTCGGTCATAAGGCAAAACACTAGACGCTACAGTTACCTCCTCTGGGACTGCATCAACTACTTCCTGAGCGGTGCGTGGACTGGCAAGTTCATCAGACATAATAAACCCTCCACTTTAATTATACCTCCGTGTGTGCCATTTGTCAAGTATAATAATTTTGGCTCATGGTTATTTTTTATACCGTACTGAGGATTGACAACTCATTATACTATCCTATATAATAATTGTATGGACATCTGGTTGACTACGTGCAAAAAGAAGGCCAAGTGCAGCTATTGTGAAGAGCTCATTGAGCTTGGTGAGCCAGTTGTGTATGGCAGATTATGGCTCAGAACTAAGGAAGGTGAGTACAAACCCAGGCGATTTGTCAAGAGGTTTAGATGGCATGCCCAGAAAGGTGACGAGAAGAAGTGCTGCTGGCTAGAACAGGCGCTCAATAACCTTGCTAACAACCCATATATAGAGACCAGAGGGAGGAAGAGGCTTGTTCTGCCTCCAGAAATTCGAGAAAAGCGGCTTAAAGTGCTTAGAAGGAGAGCAAAAGTAGTTCAGCAGCTCCGAACTGAGACAGAAGAGCAGCCAGAACGCCAGGATATTGATGAGATTATCCGTCTAGGAGGTATTCTGGCCAGATTAAAGGAAGAAATCGAGCCTCTGGGAGGAGTTCCTAAGGGATGGTAGCTATGGAAAAGATAGTATTAGGCGATTTTGCTTCCAAGATGGAAGAAATAGAGAGTTCCTCAGTAAGTTTGGTATTTACAGACCCTCCATACTCTCCCAAGTACTTCTATATTTGGGAGAAGCTCGCTAGAGAGTCTAAAAGGATACTAGTCGACGGAGGCTCACTCGTATCACTAACTGGCAATATCAATCTTCCCAGCGTGCTGAGTACAGTGGGCAGATACCTAGACTACTATTGGTGCTGTGCGCTACTTCATGCACAAGTTTCTATTGTCGAGGCTGTCAACATATACAATACTTGGAAACCAGTAATATGGTTTTCTAAGGGAAAGCCCATTAGAAGTAACACCACACTTCCAGACGGTATCAGTCCTCATGGAGCTCAGAAGAATGACCATAGGTGGCAACAGGCAGATAGCTGGGCAGAGCACTTCATTCCCAATCTAGTGCCTCCAGGAGGTACAGTGCTAGACCCGTTTCTCGGAAGTGGAACTACAGCTGTTGTTTGCAGGAAGCTAGGACTAAGCTTCATAGGAATAGATAATGACCCGAAAGCCATAAGCACAACTTTAAGAAGGCTAAACGGAGTATGATGGTAGAGTTTTTTGACAGTTTTTGTCCAGAGAAGCCCACTCCACCTCATGCTCACCACTGGGTAGAGGCCTCGAGAGTGGACAGAGGAGCTATCTTTGTGTGTAAATACTGTCTAAGGTCTCAGTGGTGGCCTACAGCCCTAGGGGGAGCTATGCTGCTTACTGAAATGATGTCTAAATTCGGAGTTGAGGAAGGCTATGACATAACTATAGATGAGTTCCCAGTGGCTAAGAAGACCCTCACCTATCTCAGGAACATTCGCAGGATTGGCAAAGTGGTTAAGGATGGAGAGCAGTTAGCTAGAATTATAATCGCTATGGAGAAGGAGGGAAGCAATGTGGAAGAAGGAGCATAAGGAGTTCGATACCTGCCCAAACTGCGGCTCAAAGAAGCTGCTAGCGAAGATGGCTCAGCAGGAGGCAATAGAACGGGGACTAGTTAAGCCTGGCCGAAAGTTCTTCCTCTATCTATTCGAGGGAACTCCGCTGGACAGAGCAGACTTTGAGAGGATGCTTGTCGGCTCAAGGTCTCCCGTAGTGTCTGCAAAGATTGATATGTGTACTGAGTGTGGAGCGCTGGTAGGCAGAGAGTATGACAAGGGAGAGGCCGTAAAGACTCTTACTAGAGATATCCCCAATCTGCCGCCTCAAGGCATGGTAAGATAATGCTTATTCCAATGTGCGCTCGCTATAGGACTACTGGCTATCCAACCTTTAAGCCAGTGTGTCTCAAGCAGCACAAGGCATCTGTCAAGTGTCATTCTTGGCGTTGGAGCTGCAGTGACTACATGCCCTCAAAAGTTCCAGACAAAGGGAGGTGAACCAGATGAAACTCATAACATTCTATAAACTCTTTCGGCGCTGGGGAAATAGTCGTAAAGCGTCTGTTGGTAAGGCCATAC